TGGTGAATGTCGCCAACATGCGCCACCTGTGGATCATGGACGAACCGATTGCGTGTGCATGGCGAAAGCCGTCGAACTTAAATTCTCCGACACCCACTGTCGGTTAACTCGGCCACACCTCCCCAAGAGGCCCGCCCATGCTGACCCTCACCCGACAAAGCGCGACACCATCGCCGACATTACCCGTCACGGCGCCGGTTGCCCAACCGCCCAAGTTGCTCGATCGTATGCGTGCTGCGCTCCGGGTGCGGCACTACAGCCTGTCGACCGAGCGGACCTACATCGGATGGGTCAAGCGTTTCATCTACTTTCACCAGAAGCGCCACCCTGCCGAAATGGGCGCCCCCGAGGTCGAAGCCTTCCTATCGGCACTCGCCACTGAACTTGATGTCTCCGCCAGCACCCAGAACCAGGCCAAGCACGCCGTCCTGTTCCTCTACCGTGACGTGCTCGGCATCACCCTCCCCTGGCTCGACAACATCACCAGCGCCAAGATCAACAAGCGCCTGCCCGTGGTGCTAACGGTGGCCGAGACCCAGGCGCTTCTGCGCCGCCTGCCGCAAGACACCAACGGCCTGATCATCCGCCTGCTGTACGGAACCGGAATGCGCATCAAGGAATGCCTGCGCCTACGCATCAAGGATGTCGACCTGGCGCGCGGAGAGATCATCGTGCGCGAAGGCAAGGGCGGAAAGGACCGCATCACCATGCTGCCGGCCGCCCTGGTGCCCGCGCTCACCGAACACATCACCGAGCGTCGCCGCTGGCATGACATCGATCTGGCCACCGGGCACGCCGATGTCGAACTTCCCGACGCCATCGAACGCAAGTACCCCAAGGCCTGCGCCGAATGGGCGTGGCAGTACATCTTCGCCGCGCCGGGCTACAGCACCGACCCACGCAGCGGCGTGGTGCGCCGGCATCACTGGTGCGAGCGCAACATCCAGCGCGCCGTCAAGTCTGCCGCGCGGGCCGCCGGCATCAGCAAGCTGGTGCATCCGCACACCCTGCGCCATTGCTTCGCCACCCACCTGCTCGAAGCGGGCTATGACATCCGCACCGTGCAGGAACTGCTCGGCCACAGCGATGTGGCCACCACCATGATCTACACCCACGTCCTCAACAAGGGCGGGCGCGGCGTTGTCAGCCCGCTGGATCGCGTGACGGCGTGATCGACCAGATCATCATCGGCGTCTGCGGCGTGGCCTCCATCTGGCTGGCCAATGATCCGCGCGAACAGCGGCGGCGATGGGCCTGCATCATCGGCCTGGCCGCACAGCCGGCGTGGATGTGGTCAAGTTGGCACGCCGGGCAGTGGGGTATTTTTGCGCTGTCATTCGTCTACGCCGCCGGCTGGTGGCGCGGCATCCGGCACCACTGGCTTCGATAACATGCCAGACGCCCTGCTTACCCTTCCCGACGCCGCGCACCAGCTCGCCATCAGCCGGCGCACGCTGGAGCGCGAAATTGCCAGCGGGCGGATCGCCACCGTGCGCGTGCGGGGTGCCGTCCGGGTTGCGCAGTCTGATATTGACGGGTACATTGTCCGGTTGCGTAGATACCAGGAGCAGCCAGGCCCATGCCAGTCCGCAAACGTGGCGACATTTGGCACGTCCGCGTCCAGATCGCGGGGCAGCGCATTGAGCGCACTACTGGACGCGGCGCTACCAGGGCGGACGCGCTCGCGCTCGAAGCACAGATCCGCCGCGACTACGTCGACGGCCGCGTAGGTCGCGCACCCAAACGCACCATTGACCAGGCCGTCGCCCGGTGGCTTACAGGCGATGCCGCCCTGCTCAAAAGCCACGCAAATCTTGTCGGCAAAGTCGCCGCCATCGAGTCCGCCATCACCGGCCAGCCGCTCGCCCGCATCGTCGAAGTTGCTGAAGCCATCAAGGCCGACGGCATCCGCGACAAGCTGAACCCCGCCACCATTAACCGCCGGCTGGCTATCCTGCGGCGCGTCGCCAATCTCGCCAGCGCGCAATGGGGCTGGCTTGATACCGACCTCGGCCGCCGGATCAAGCTGCTGCCATGCGAATCCGCGCGCCACATCTATCTGACGCCCAAAGAAGTCGAACGGCTGGCCACCAAATGCGAACACCCGCGGGTGGCCGATGCAATCCGTCTGGCGGCCATGTCCGGCCTGCGCGAAGGCGAACTGCTCGGCATCACGCCCGACCAGGTGCGCGACGGCTGCATCGCCCTCGGTCCGCGCACCAAAACCGGCCGCCCGCGCACCGTACCGCTACCCAAAGAGGCGCAAACCATCGCCCTGCCGCTGGGCATCACCTACGCCACGCTGCGCACCTACTTCGAGCGCGCCCGCGACGCCGCCGGACTGCCGCACGTCCGCTTCCACGACCTGCGCCACACATACGCCAGTTGGCTGGTGCAATCAGGTATTGGGCTTACCGCGGTGCGGGATTTGCTCGGCCACGCCAATCTCGCCGTCACCAGTCGATACGCGCACCTGGCCACCGGGCACCTGCGCGAGGCCGCCAAGGCGGCTGGTGCGAAAATGGCAACGGGGCAAAAACGGGGCAAAGCAGCCGGCAAAGCCGCATGAAATCAGGGAAACACCGGGCCTTTTAAGTCCCTTGTGTCTACCAATTTCACCATCCGGGCGTTTGATTTATAAAGATAACTTGCGACAGGCCGCGACAGGAAACGCCAGTATTTGCCCCGTCAACGGGGCAAAAACGGGGCAGGAATCGGGTGGGCATGGGGCGGTTTTCATAGGGTCCGATTCTACCCGCCGGGCGCAGATCGCGGCGCGCTCGGCGGACAGCTCGCTGGGCCATGGCGCGTCAGGCCGCAGGCGCAGCATCTGGATCGCGTAGCGCATCAGCGCGGTCATTTCATCGCGGCGTCGACGTGCCGGTAGCAGGCGTCGAGGCCGGCGCGCTGCTCGTCGGCCCGGGCAGCTTCCCTTGCAAGAAACTCCGCATCCGCTCGGAAAAGCTCGGCCCCGGTTCCACCCTCGCAGTCAGCTCGGGCGGCTTCGGACATTCCGGCGGCTGGCCGCTCGGGGCGGTCGCGCAGGCTGTCAAGAGCGAGGTCAAGATTGCGGCGGACAGTGAATACTTCTGCGGTATAGCGGCGGGCGATGGCATTGGCGGCCTCCTGGTGGCGTTGCTCGGTGGCGCGGGCGTCGGCTTCCGCCTTGGCGCGCTCGGTTTGGATCTTGGCGGTCCACTTGGTGTCGGCGATGTTGGTGGCCCTGGCCCAGGTCCAGGCATTGGTCACCGCCAGGAACAGCACCGCGGCGAGGATCATGTAGGGCCCCGGGATCACGCTTCGCTCCTGCTCAAATCGGCCGCCGCGATTTCCAGCGGATCGCTGTTGATCGGCACATCCACTGGCCAGCGGTAGCCGGTGACGCGATCGACGGGGAAGGCCTTGATGCTTACCTGGTCGCCCTGGTTACCGCCCAGCACCAGCAGCTTGCCACCTTCGTCACGACCGACAACGAAGCCGGCATGGCCGCCACCATCGCGACTGAAGACCACGACGCAGCCGTGCGCCGGGCCATCGAGGCGCACGCCCCATTTGAGGTAAGACGCAGCGGACTCAAATCGGCTGCTGCGGATTCCGGCACGCTCAAGGCAGGCGCCGACGAAAGCCGCGCACCAGGGCACCTCATCGGACTGAATGCCGCTGCGCTTGATGGCCCTCCACATACCCAGGATCTCCGGAGAATGTTCGGCGCCGTGGATTTCGTGCAGGCCGATCAGCGGGCGCGCGATGGCCAGCCATTGCGGGTCGTCGTTCATCGCCAACCCTCCTCGCCCGATTCCGCCGGGCAATGCGTCACCGCCCAGCACTGCTGCCGGCGGCGGTCGAAGGCGATCAGGCCGGCGCTGCCGACCAGGATCAGCCACAACGGCCAGTGGCCAACGTCGTGGCCGCAGATCTCGATGGCCGCAAAGATGGCCCCGGCGCCGAGCGTGACGTAGCTGTAGCCAAAGCCCACGAACAGCAGCGGGTGGCGGTGTTTGCTGGGGTGGGCGTTATAGACCACGCAGATGGCGCGGCCGAAGATGATTCCGGCAAGGCCGATGGCCACGATGGAGGGGATCATCGTCAGCATGTCAGGCCTCCCCGCGCTTGACCTGGCGATAGATGCGCCAGAGGTAGGGCATCAGGTGCGGCGCCGCGCCGATTGCCGCCGCCGCCGCCAGCTGCAGCGGCCGGTCCGGCACCGAGGCGAGCCAGGGCAGGTAGTGCGTGCTGCCGGCCACCGCCACCGGCACGAACACCCCGGCCAGAAAGCCGGAAGCCAGCACCAGGGCGAATACCCGCAGCGGCGTGCGATCGACGGTCGGGTCGGGCGGCAGGTGCAGCAGCGCCACCAGCGCGGCGGCCAGCCCGATACCCATGGTGATCGGGTCCAGCGGCACCATGGCGGCCAGCGCCGTGCCGCTGGCGCCCCCTTTGGCGGCAGATTGTGCGATCGCGGATGCGTGCGCGGCGTGCATCGGATCTGTCATAGAAATGTCCTGTCGGCATTGGCGGCGTATTCCCAGGCGTTGAGGTCGTGATTCCAGAACTTGTGCCACTCGTAGGGCAGCAGCTGGGCTTCCATGGGCAGCGGGTAGCGGTTGTCCAGCACCCAGGTCTGGCCCTCGAAATCGGCCAGCAGCACCGCGTGGTAGCGGTCGCGCTTTTCGGCGGCAGCCGATGGCTCGGCAAAGCAGCAGGCCAGGCGCAGGCTGCGCTCGGGCCAGCCGTATTGCACCAGGCGCTGCAGCTTGGCCATGGCGTAGCTGTCGCAGTCGCCGCCAGCCTCGGTGATCGGCGTCCAGTCGTCCGCGATCTCGCCCCGGTAAGGCAGCAAATTCACCTTGGTATTGACGATCTTTAGATCATTCACGCTGGGCGTCATTTCGGGCACCCCGCAAGGCCGGGATCTTTGGCACAGGCCACGGCATGGCCCACCGGCATCGGCGCCACGCTGCCACTGCCTTCGAGGCGCTGCGGCCCGGCGCAGCCGCCGAGCAGGAGCCCGAAGGCAAGCACAAAGCCGGTCAGCAGCAGGATCAGGATGGCGCGCGTCATGGTCAGGTCTTGATGATGTAGTTGGCCACCAGCGTGGGCTGGACGTTGGTATGGGCGCTGGAGGCTGCTGACGGGCCGGCAGCCGCATAGTTTCCGAGACCCACGTTAGATACGGTTCCAGTCCCTTGCGAGGTGTTGATGTAGGTATCGGTTGGCGATCCACCGCCCCCAGCGATTGACATCACATGCGAATGGCTCGGCAGCCCGCTCTCAGCCGCCGTCAGCGTCACGTTCTGCGCCCCGCCGGTAGCCCCCAGCGTGGCGCCATCGACGCCGCTGCCGGCGGTGGTCAGGCGGCTGGCGGCGCTGCCGCCCATGTCGTCCTGGCCGGCGATCACGCGGCCGCGGGCGTCGGGGATATTGAAGGTGCTGCTGCCGTCGCCGACACCAAAGGTGGTGCCGATGGCCGAGAACAGGCTGGCATAGGTGGTGCGGCTGATGGCGCTGCCATCGCACAGCAACCAGCCCGAGGGGGCGCTGGTGCCGCCATAGCCGGTGATCGAGCCGCTGGGCACGCCGCTGGATTTGCCGATGGTGACCCAGGCCGTGCCGGTGCAATAGATCAGCACCGATTCCCCGGCATTCACCGCCAGCGTGGTGCTGCCGTCGATGGTCTCGGTCAGGTTTGGGTCGATCGTGATCACCCCGGTGCCGCTGTTGCGCACGCTGACGTTGAAGCCGTCACCCGCCGTGGCGGCGGCCAGCAGCGAGAGCGTCCAGGTTCCGGAGGTGGCATCGATCAGCTTGCCCTTATCGGCGGCCAGCACGGCATAGGTGGTGGTCTTTGCGGCATAGCCGCTGGCAGGCGCACCCAGGGTGGTCAGCGCCGTGACAGGGGCGCCGTCCGCCCCGATCAGGCCGGAAAGGAAGTCGCGCAGCGCGCTGATGGCGGCCTTGAAGTCACCCTCGGTGACCCCTGCGCCGGTAAAGTCGGATGATGCGGGAAGTGCGGTCGGCATGTCAGGCGCTCCACATAAGATCGGTGCTGGTGGCGGACCACATCAGGTCGGTATCGGTGACCGACCACATGTAATCCGAATAGGTGCTGTAGGCCACCTGGACAAACGGCCCCAGCGTGAAGCCGAAGCCAGCCACGCGGATCAGGGTGTCGTTGCCATAAGCGGCAGGCACCACGCAGTTGTTGCTGGTGACTTCGGCGACACGGCTCCAGGTGTCGCCGTCGCTGGATACTTCGACCACGTAATAGCGGGCGCCGGGCGCGGCCTGCCAGCTCACCAGCATGGTGGTGGCGTCATCGACTTGCGAACGCACGGCGAGCCCGGCCACCACCGGCCGGGTGTAAAGGCTGACCAGCTGCGAGGATTGCGCGGCCGGCGCGGTAACGCCTTCGTCGGCCGTGTGCACGCTGTCGTCTTCGTTGATCGCCTCGATGGCCACGCGATGCAGGCCGCTTGGCTTGACGGCCACCACCCGGGCTGGCTGACGCCAGGTGATGCCGGCGCCGAAGGCAAAGTGGGTGCGCTCCTCGGCGCCGCCGGTGTAGGGCGTGTCGTCGAGCGTGGCAGACGTATGCACTACATGGTAGGCATCGGCGCCGGCGGTGACCACGTAGGGACCGCTGACGCCACCGTTGCGCTTGCGCAAGCCGATGTAATGCGTGCCGACGCCAAAGCTCACCGGCTCGGACAGCGTGATCACTTTGGTGCCGGCGTCGTAGCCCACCACTTCGCCGCTGGTGCCCCACGCCGGCATGTCGTGAGCGATGGCGATCAAGTCGCCAAAGCTGGGAATGAAGCCGTCCATCTCGGTGGCGAAGCTGATGCGCTTGCGGCGGTAGCGATTCACGGCGGCAAGGTAGATGCCCTCGCGATAGGCCTGATCGCGATCGGTGACGCCGAACATGTCGACCTTGAAGGCCTTGGCTTCGTCGCTGCCGGGCAGGCTGGCCGTGACGCGGCGCGGCGACCAGACATCGCCGTCGAAATAGCCGACATCGATGCAGTCCGCCGTGTCGTCGGTCGGCATCAGGTAATCGATCGAGAAGGACCCCTTGGCGATGTTGCGCATCGAGAACAGCGCCACCGGCACCGTGGCGGCCTCGTCGCGCACGAAATGCACGATGCCGCCCTGGATATAGGGCTTGGTGCGCACCGCCTGGCCGATGCGGGTGACGGCCTCCCACAGGGTGATGGTGCTATCGAAGCGGCCATCGAAGGTGTCGCCGCGCGCGGCATAAGTGGCGGCCAGGGTCAGCAGCTGGTCGACATCGATGCGCGAATCATCCAGGGCGCCGCCGTAGCTGGCGCGCAGCACATCTGCCATGGCCCAGGCCGGCGAGCGCGTGACTTGCGGCGCGGTCCAGACGCTGCCATTCCAGATCGGCAGCTTGCGCGTGGCAATGACGTTGATCTTGCGCGCGGCCTGGCCGGAAAGGTTGTTGCTGGCCCGCATGCGCAGCGCGATCACCGTTTGTCCGGGCCAGGTGCGAGTTTCCGGAAGATAGGCACGCAGGCCCACCCAGTTGAGATCATCGCCATAGCGGGTGCTGCCGCCGGCCGCGCTGGTGCGTTTGACACGTACCTCATAGCGCCCGCTCAAGGCCGTGAAGCGGAAGCTGTAGCGCTGCGGCGTATTGGTGGCGGCACTGACCGTCTCGCTGCCGATCGCCACCCAGCTACCCAGCGGCGAGCCCCCGGAATCGATCAGGCGGGCTTCGACCGTGAAGCTGATCGAAACCGTCGAGAGGCCGCCAGTGTCGTTGGCGTAGTACAGGCCGCGCGGGCAAGCCACATCTACCGCAATGGCATTGGCCGTGGTGCCGGCGGCATTGGCGGTGAATGGGCCGATCCAGGTGTCGTAGGTCAGCTCCTGGCCGGATACCTCGGCACTGGTGACCACGTTGGAGGGGAACAGGCTCAGCGTGCCACCCGGCTCGATCACCTCGTAGTCGATTTCCTCGAAGTTGCCGATCGGCGTGTCTTCGATGCGGATCGCGTCGATCTCGTAATAGCCCTGCCCCAACGCCAGCAGATGGAAAAGGTATTGCTCGTTGCCGGAGTACTCGGCATAGGGCTGGGCGGCAAAGTCGGGATAGGCCATCAGGTAGCCGTACTGCACCGGGATCGCCGCATCCAGGCGCGCCATGTTGCCCTGCGCCTGCACCGAATAGGTCGGGCTGGGCGAGGCCATGGTAGACGCGACTTGCGGCGATGGAAGCGCAGGCTTGCCCGCGAAGGCGGCGCCGATCAGGGCGTTGCCGGCAATGCTGATCCCGGCCGACAAAGCGGTGATGGCATAGGATGCGGTGGCGGACACGAACGTGCCACCCATGGAGACATACAAGGCTTCGCCCAAACCCGGGGCCATCATGTTGAGCGCCACCATGGCCACGATCTGCATCGGGTTCTTGCCACCATCGCCACGGTCACCAAGCGGCAGCACGACGAAGGCAACGACGTCGCCATCCATGACGCGGCGGCGCCACTCGTTGCGCAGGATCACGCGACCGTTGTGATAAGCGATCACCGGCTGGCGCGTGCGCGGCGCCAGCGCACCGATGCGGCGACGCCGGCGTACTTCGCGCTGTGTGCGGCGGGACGGGTTGCACGGGTCGCGCAGGGTCAGCACCTGGGCGCGCATCAGATCACCCTCCGGTAGAACTGCAGGCGCGACCAGCCGGCGCGCTCGATCGCATTGCGGCTGCTGAAGATGACGCCCATCGGATCCTGGCAGTGCAGCACCCCGCCGCCGTCGGCATCGACCCAGATGCCAACGTGCGAGGGGTAGCGGCTATGCGCCAGCAGTACGGCATCGCCTTCGATCGGGTACTCGACGGCATTCCACAGGGCACGCTCGGGGTGGTGGCTGAAGGCGCGGGTGATGCTGCGCAGGTTGCTGCCATTGACCGTCACCACCGGCACCTCAAGGCCGAACTGCTCGGCCCAGACGCGGCGACAGAAGGCCCAGCAGTCATTAGTTTGCGGCGCGTAGGGCTCGCCGATGTAGTGCGTGGCCCAGTGCGTCATTGAAGCACCAGCCCGGGGAAAGTCTCAGCCGTGTATGTCTCGCTTGGGAATCGCTTGTTGACGATGTCGGAGAACCCGGCCACGGCACGGATGCGCATAGGGTTGGCGTTGATCTGGAAAATGGTCAGCGTGAGCGGCGGATCATTGGCCGGCGCGGACAGATCGTCTGAGGTGTAGGCGCGATAGATCACCGAGAGCAGGCTGGTCGAGGCCATGGCCAGCTCGATGTTGGCGAGGATCTCGCGCGATACGTTGTCGATTTCGATCAGCAGCTGCGGCGTACCGCCAGCGCCGACTTCCGGCGGCACCAGGTCAAACTGATAGGCCGTGAAGGTCACCTCGGTCGAGGCATCTTCGGGCGCGGTGGTTTCCAGCGTGGCATCCAGATCGACCAGATCGCGCACGACGCGGATCGGACTGGCGAAGCTGCTGTGCCGGATCTCCAGCGTGTGGTAGATCACCACATCGGCCGGCGCGGCGGCGTAAGCCTCTTTGATGGCCTCGGAGAGCGTGGCGTCAGACATGTGACAGCCCCCGCGCAAAACCGGCGCGCCCCCCAAGGGGGTGTGATGCTTGCTTGAGACGGCTCGGCGCGCGCATCAACGCACTTCCCACTGCGCGGAGACGGCCCACTTGTCGGACTTCAGCAGGTTGCCCTGGAAGGCCCCGATGAAGCGTGCCTCCTGCGAGGTGGAGCCGGTATTGCCGACGCGCAGGCTGACGGTGAACCACGCCGAGCCGCCCGCCGCCTCGGAGGAATTCTCGAACCAGGTGCGGAAGGCATCCATCTGCACATCCGTAAAGATCCAGCTCACCTGCACGCGATCAATGCGAGCGAAGGTGACGCGGCGCGCGCGCGCGGCGCCGGATTCCATGTCACTGCGCAGGCTTTGGTCGCCAGGCGAAAGCTGGTAACCCTGCAGGCTGGGCGCGGGAAGCGTGGTCGGCCAAGTCGCCATCAGTACGCTCCCGCCGCACGGTTCATGCCGTAGGTGGATTCCAGCGCCGACGGTACCGCCCCGCTGCCGCGGGCAATGTCGCCGGCGATGGCCGACTTCACGCGATCGACGAACACGTCAAGCACGTTTTGCTGGCCATCGGTACGCCGCTGCACCTGGCCGCCGCGGCTGGCGTCTTCAATGATGTTCACCACCAGGCTTGAACCACCGCCAATAGCATTGTTGGGGATGATGCTGCCCGAGGCACCAGGTGAAAACAGTTCCGGCCCATTCTCACCGACCAGGTAGAACTTGGACGGATCGACGTTGCCGCCACCTGCCCGCTCTCCGCCGTATGACGGCATCCAGTCAAAGCTGTCTGCGCCGCTGCTGCCCCCTGAAAATATCTTGTCGAGTATCCCGGTTCCGGCATTGACTAGCGGCGTGGTGATGTTCTTCTGAATCTGGATGCGCACCAGGTCGCGCACGATGCTATTGGCCAGGTCTCCAAAATTGGCTTTTCCGGTCATCACCATGTCGGCCAGCGTGTCGGTAAATTGCCGGCCCCAGCCCTGCACGGCGGCCGTCAGTTCGGCAAAGGTGTCGGTACCGACCTCCTTGATGCCCATCATCTTCTTGGCGGTCTCGTCCATCGCCTCGTTGACCTGCCACTCCGCCTCAAGCGCCTGCTCGGCCGAGAGCTTGCCGTCGGCGCGCAGTTTGTTGATCTCGTCGAGCTGCACGCGGTACTTCTGCAGCGGGTCGGCCAGGTTGATGTAGTTCTGGCGCAGCCGCTCGGTGGCTTCAGTTTCCTTTTGTGCCGCGCGCTCGGACTCGATGGCCGCTTTCTTCCCGGCATCGAACTGGGCCTGATCCAACTTGGCCCAAAAATCCCCTTCGGGATCGAACGGGCGTGCAAGGCGCTTGCGCTTTTCCGCCTTGGATGCCTCGCTGTCGCCGTCCTTCATCAGCGGCGCCTCGGCCTTAACGGCGGGCAGCGAAGGCGGGCCGAAGTTATTGGCCTCCTTCAGGCGCTCGGCGATCTGCTTTTGCAGGATCGCCAGCTCGGCACGGTCGGCGCTGACGCGAGTCTTGATGTTGAATCCGCCAGGCGCGGTGGCGTCCGAGATCCGGCCCTGCAGGGTGGCGGCGCGCTCGCGCAGCTCATCCAGCGGCGCATTGGCCTCCGGGCTGCGGATGGCGATGGCCAGCGAACTGAACAACCCGGCGCCTTCCTTCCGCGCCTCGACCACCAGCCCCAGGAAGCGCGCCATTTCCGGCAGCAGGTCGGCGGCGATCGAGCGACCCAGGGCGCTGGACGACAAGGTCAGCTTGCGCATGTTGTCGTTGAATTCTTCCGCCGCCTTGGCCGTCTCGCCGGTCATCACCAGCCGAAGCTTCTTGGCTTCGTCGGCCATCTCGGCCATGCCGCGGCTGCCCATGTTAAAAAACGGGATCAAATCAGCCCCGGCTTTTCCGAGAATTGCGATTGCCAGCGCCGTCTTGCCGGCCCCGTCCTTCATGCTGGCGAAGCGATCGGCCAGGTCGGCCATCACGGCATCCGAGCTGCGCAGGTTTCCGTTGCTGTCCTTGACGGCGACGCCCAGCGCCTTGAAAGCCTCCGCGGCCTTGGAGTTGGTATTGGTGGCCGCTTCGGCCATGTTGACCGAAAGCTTCTTGATGCCGGTGGCAAGCGATTCGAGGTTGATGTCGGCCAGGTCGCCGGCATAGGCCAGTTCGGACAGCTTTTCGACGGCGATGCCGGTTTTCTGGCTCAGCTTGTTGAGCTGGTCGCCGGTATCGATGGCACCCTTGAAGTCGGCGGCGAGCTTGGCGGTCGCGGCGGTAATCGCCGCCACGGCGCCGGTGATGGGGCTGATCAGCCCGGTGTAGGCGCCACCGATGCGGCCGATGTTGGCGATCGCACCATTGACGCCGGTAGACGTTTCGTCCTTGGCGGTGATGACGACCTGCGTGCGGTGGTCAGCCACGGCTGCGCTCCTTCTGCCAGTCGCGGATGGTGACCAGGTCGCCGATCAGTGCGTCGATGTCGCGGATGCCCAGCAGCTCGGTCACGGTGTCCATCGCTTTCCAGTCAAGGCCGCCCATCAGGTTCCAGGCTTTCAGCGAGAGCACCGAATCGGCCGGGCAGCTGCCTGGCCCGCCGGGGTTATCCACCCCGCCGAGCCAGGCGGTCAGTTTTTTTTCGCGTCCTCCTGCCGCGCTTCGTGGGCGCGGTAGGCTTCCAGCACGGCATCGGACAAGGGCTGCAGCAGGTCGAGCCGGTCGGTCAGCCACTCGGCGGCAATCGCCGCGTCGTAGGGCACCGGATTGGCATCGCCGCCGGGCAGGCCCAGCGCCAGCGAACTGACGCTGTCATCCCAGCCGATGACGAAGGGCAGCACGGCGCGCCCCTTGGCGCGGCCGGCGTGCTGCAGCTCGATCATTTCCAGCTCGGTCGGGCGGCGGATGGTGAAGCGATGCCCGCCGATGGTGACCGTGCTTTCACGCGCCTTGCGCAGTTTCTCAACCAGGCTCATGCGATCAGCTCGAGTAGTAGGTCGGCGTGCCCTGCATGGTGATCGCGGACGTGGTGGTCACGATCTGCTGCGCGCTGCCGCCGGGGCGGCCGTCGAAGCCGACATAGCCGGCGAAGACCATGATCTGGCCGCCGGTGCCGAAGGTGAATTTAAAGGCGCGCTTGGCTTGTGCGTCGCTGGCCGTCTTCATGGCGATCTGGCCGGCGTTGGCCGTGTCCCAGATGTGATCCATGCTGAAGGTGGCCGCGGCGGGCAGGCCGGGCACCTGGCTGCGGGCGTTGTCGTGGATGGTGGTGGTATCGAGGAAATCGAAGCCGCCGCCCGAGCTGCTGACGGTAGTGGCGCTGGTGATGCTGGTGCCGAAGGTGACAACCTCGGCCGTGCCGCTGCTGAAAGTGTCGAACAGCGTGGTATCGACGCCTTCCAGCTCGAAGGTGTTGCCCGCGCCGTTGACGTTGGCGACGCGCACCACGCGGTCGTTGAGCTGGTGCATGCCGGAAACCGACAGGAAGACGTAGTCGCCATTGCTCGGGTCGGTGCCGGTGTAAGTCACGACGCCGGGGCTGGCCTTGGTAATGCCGGTGATGGTGAGGGCGGTGGCCAGGGCCGACTGCATGGCGACGGCGACATTGCTCCATTTGCGGGCGGTGGTCATGGTGTTCTCCTAAGAAAGCGTGTCCGGGGCGTTGGCCGCCGCCGTGTAAGTGATGCGAAAGCGCAGGCGCTTGACGCCGACAGGCTTGTCGGCCTGCTCGTCGTCGAAGCTCATGCCCTGGTAAAAGCACTCGAGGTTGCGGCCGCCGACGGTGATGCCGGCCGCCAGCGCGATCTCGACTTCCTTGCTCATCAGGTCCAGCGTGTCGTCCAGCGCGGTGACCGCCTTGGCATACGCCGCCACGGTGAGATCCAGCGTGCGCTCGAGGATGGGCGAGCCGTGAAAGGTCAGCGGGCTGGCCGTTTCTTCGTCGAGGGTGACCAGCAGCGTCGGCGACAAGGCATCGGCCAGCGGTTGCAGGCGGTTGGCATACACCCGCGTGCTGCTGGTGGTCAGGCCCGTCAGGGCGGTGACCACGGCGCTGCGGATCTGCTTGTGCAGGTGATCGGCCACGACTAGCTGGCCTCCTGCAGGCGCAGGCGGGTCAAGCCCGTGCCGTCCGGCTCGATGGCTGTCACTGTGTAGCTGGTGCCGTTTACCGTCAAGCTGCCGCCCTGCGTGGCGGCAGACAGCTCGCTGCCGACACCCAGGATCGATGGTCCGGTACCGGCCACGCCCAGCAGCTCGGCGTAGCCGTTATCGAACAGCACCGAACGCGACACGCCGCTGATGACGGCGGTGGCGTTGGCGAACACCGCCACGGCATGTGCGGCCGTGGCGGTTTCGATGGCGGCAAAGCCGGTCACGCGCGATCCTTAGTCGGTGATTGCGGCGACGGCGATCGGGCTGGCGTAACGGGCGCCGCGCAGGATGTAGGTCACGCAGCCGACGGCGTTTGCCATCAGCAGGCTATCCACACGCACGCAGTCGAAGCCGTTGGCCACATCCAGGTCGGCAGCATCCACTTCGATCACGTACATCAGGTTCTTGTTGTCCGTGGTGTCGGTGGTGAAAGTGTTGGACGTGACGGCCGTTTCGACCATGGTATCGGTCGCGCCGGTATCGACGTTTGCCCACATCTTGGTGAAGGCCAGGGCCTTTTCGCTGGTGCCGGCCACGGCGGTGGCCTGCTTGAGGGTGATGGCGCCGCCGGTGACGGTGGTGGCGTTGTCGACCTGGATCAGGATGGAGAGCTTGCTGTAGCCCTTCATCGAGACATAGTCGCAGTCGCCGTTGGTGGTGGCCAGGGCGCCGATGATGGGCGAGCCCTGGACGATCTTGGCGACATCGCTGAGATTGATTGCTTGCATGGTTTTCTCCTTGGGTTCGGTTGGGCCGGCCCCGGCTCACGCCGGGGCCGTGCTCATCAGGTGCGTGCGGCCAGGGCCACGAAGTGGCTGCGGGTCACGGCACTGTTGGGCGGGGTGATCGCCGCGGCCATGGCCGGCTGGCCATCCATGCGGAACACCAGGCGGAAGGCCGTGATGTCCTGGTCGAAGTAGAGGTGCATCGACTGTGCGAACTCGGCGCCGCCGCCCTTGGTGATGGCGCGGTAGCCGGCCATGTTGGCCAGCACGATGTCGCCCTGGTCGCCGACCGTGTCGCAGGCGTCCGTCAGCACGATCGGACGGCCGAGCAGCAGGCCGTTCGGCGCGCCCTTGAAGCCCTCGTTCGCCGGCACCCAGATCGGGTTGTTGTTCAGCGTGAGGGTGATCACCTCGGGGAAGGCATCCGGGTTCAGTAGCCACACCAGGTTGGCACCGGCGCCCATCACCACGCGGGAATACATCTTGGCGATGTTCTTGGCGACGATGGTGTCAGCCGACTGGCCGGTTTCCTTGGCCTGCGCCACCAGGCAGCCGGCGTTGAGGATGCCCAGCGGCATGCCGGCGCCCGTGCCGTTGATCATGGCGTCGTTGACCTTCCAGTCGACCGCCTCGCCCATCTTGCGGGTGAGGTAGGCGGACATGGCGGGCGCATCGGCCAGCAGCTCGTCGGTGGCGGCGACCAGCACCTTCAGCTTGCGCAGGCGCAGCTGGGCCTCGCCCAGGGCGGCCTTCTTCGGCGTGCTCTGGTTGCCTTCGGCCTCCCACGCGGCGGTGACGCCGGAGCTGCCCCAGGGCGTGGTTTCATCCTTGGGGAAGGTCATCGTGTTGCCGGCGATCGGGGTGGAATCCGCCAGGGCCAGAAGCGACTGTTCGCCGTAGGCATAGCCGGCGATCTCGCTGGCGAAGGCCGGCGGCACGGCATAGCCGCCGTCCGGGCCGTTGGCTTCCTGCGAGTAGGTCGAGGCAGCGCGCTGGAAGGTGTCGCTGGTGCGCTTGCCCAGGCTGGCCTGGACCACGTCGGCGCAGAACTCGCCGTAGCTGCGGAAGCCGCGCTTGGGGTCGTCCTCGATGTTCTCTTTGGCGCGGGCGCCGGCGCCGAACTGCACGGCCGGGGCCGGGCTGCGCTTGGCGGCCAGCAGCTGGCGCTGGAAGTCGGCAACACTGGTGCCGTCCTTGATGGCAGCGCGGGCCAGCTCGATGCCGCCGAACTCGGCGTGATCTTCGCCCATGACGAAGATGTCATTCACGCGGCGCTGGGCTTCCTGCGCGGCGCGCTGCTCGATGGCGGCCTGATCGACGGCCGGGGTAACTTGTTCCATTTTTTTCTCCTGATGGGGAAGGGTTGCGGAGGTTTCGGGTGCGGCAGGGACGACCGGGCTGTCATCCATGGCGCGGCCGATCCCGACCGACGCATCGGCGGGCACGGACACCAGGCTGACTTCGTAAGGCTCCCAGTCGGTGACGCGGTAGGTGTCGATGGACTTGTCGCCGGTCTCGACCAACTGCGCCTTGTGGATCACATAGCCGACGGATACATTGCGGCGAATGCCGTCGACCACGTCCTGCCACACCTCCTGCGCCCGCTCGCTTTTTCCAAAGCGCACAACAGCACGACCGACCAGGTCGTCGTCGATGCGGACGGATTCGATGACGCCGACGTGATCACGGGCATCGTGATCACACAACAGCGGCCCGCCGGCTTTGAGCCGGCCCAGCCGCACGGATTTCTTGGCATGGTCGAGGACCTCGCGGCCCCAGTAGCGGTCGTAAGGTTCCTCGCTGGAAAACGCCAGCTCGACCGTGCGCGCGGCCTCGTCGATGGCGGCGCGCGTCACCAGGAACGAACGCTCGACGCGCGTGCCTGGCTTGAGTGTTTTGGACATAATGGTGGCCTCCATGCCTGCAGAATGCCGAGCGCGCGGGAAATCATTAAGGGGTGCGATTTCCTGCACGCAAAATAAAACGCCGCCCGGAGGCGGCGCGGGACGAGGCATCAATCAGAACTACGGCGCCGGCAGCACCGGCAGCGCATCGAACTGCTCCTGGGTGATCTCCGGCCAGCCGGCGTATCCCATCGTCCTCGCTGCATAGTCGCCCTTGTGCTGAATGACATACGGCGACTTGCCATC